TCGCGGGGGTGGGGTTCCTCTCATTCACGCCGACGACGTTCATTATTACGGGGGCCGCTTTGTTGTTGTCCGCGTTCCATGGCCGACAGAAGGCACCGGGCGACGACAAGAACAAGCGATCGCTTATCTTCGGCGGATCTCAGACCACCAACCGAGAAGGGGGGCGGGTGCCGATTATTTATGGGATTCCGTTTGTGGGCGGGATGATTGTTTCAGCATCCATTAAAACAACATATACCCCGTTAGGCGGCTCGTCTGGCGGCGGCGGGAAAGGTGGGAAGTAATGACGAAGAAGAAGCGATCGATCGCGCCTAGTGGGGCCGGATTTGGCGGGAAGAAAAAGCCTAAGCAGGAGAAGGAGACTGGAATCTCTAGCGCCTATGCTCACATTGTCTATGGCCTAGGCGAAGGGCCGATCGAAGGGCCGATCGGCTGGACTAAGGGAATATATCTCAATGAAACTCCGGTGCAGAATTCAGACGGTAGTTTCAACTTCAAAAACTTTGGTGGTGACTTCCGATCGGGAACATCAGAGCAGACGCCGATGGCCGGGTTTGGTGATGAAGTGGTGTCCGAAATTCCGGTGAACGTGGAGGTCAAACACAATCTCCCAGTCACCCGTGCGCTGAACAATGCCAACATTGACGTCATTCGGGTACGGTTAGCCTTTCAATTGCAAGAAAGCCCTCCTGATGGTGGGGTTCTGGCAAGCAGCATCGTTTTCCGGATTTACATCAAGGAAGGCGCGGGCGGATACCAATTGAAATTGGAGCAAGAAATCAAGGCGCGATACTCCTCCCCTGTGGAGTTTGAGCGTGATTTTGTTGTGAATAACTTCGGTAGTACGGTGACGAGTTTTGGAGTGCGAGTGGAGCGGGTGACGCCCCAGGACGAAGACACCAGCCGATATCAAAGAATAATGAATTTCAAAGCTTACGGCGAGGTGGTGAAGGTGAAGCTTTCCTATCCGCATACCGCTCTGCTGGGGATGCAATATTCAGCAGAGCAGTTTGATAGTTTGCCAGCCCTAGGAATCAAGTGCGGGGGACGGCTGATTCGGATTCCCACTAATGCGGTAGTCGCTCGCGATCGAGGGCTGAACTACAACGGAGTGTGGGATGGCAACTTCTACCAAGCACCGATCGCCACATCCTGCCCTGCATGGATTTTCTTCGATTTGTTGACCAATACCCGATACGGATTGGGACGCTACATCAAGGAATCTAATATTGATAAATGGGCGATTTACGATCTCTCTCGATATTGCAATGAGATGATTTTTGCTGGGGAGTATGTTGCCAATGATTATGGTGACGGACAGACCTATGAGCGCCGATTCCAGTGCGATGTTGTCTTGCAGAACAAAGAAGATGCGACACGGGTTATTGATGCGTTCCGGAGCATTTTCCGTGGGTTTGCGTACTGGACTCAGGGCGTGCTGAAGATGGAGGCCGATCGACCGGGTACACCCTCTCTGATTGTCACCCAAGCCGATATCCAGGATGGGATGTTCACCTACACCACCACCCCGCTGCGCAGTCGGCATAGTGTGGCTCGGGTGACTTGGATTGACCGAGAGAATCTCTACAAAGAGGCGATCGAATCGGTTGAAGATCAAGTATCGATCGATAAATATGGGTGGCGCGAGCTGGACATGAGTGCGTTTGCTTGTGTTCGTAGAGGGCAGGCTTACCGGGCAGGCTGGGCGGCGTTGCTATCGGAGCGCCTAGAGACGGAGACGATTCGATTCAGAATGCGTCCCTATGGGGCTTATCTCTATCCCGGCATCGTCATCAAGGTCATGGATTCAGCGCGGTCCGAGACTCGTTATTCTGGCTTGGTTTCAGACTGTACTGCAAGTGTACTGACGATCGACCATCCGATCGATATGTCCACGGGTGGCCCATTTGTAATCTCTGTTCTCAAGCCTGACGGCAACATGATGGAACGGACGGTGACGCCGATCGGGACGGCATCGGGAACCACCGAATTAAATATTTCCTCAACATTCGGACTCAATGAAATTCCAGTTCCAGAATCACCCTGGATTTTGGCATCTGTGACAATTCAACCTCGACTGTTCCGGGTGCTCACCGTCACCCAAGCCTCGGGAGATGGCGGCATGATGTACGAATGTACTGCCCTGCAATACGTTCCGGAAAAGTACACCAAAATTGACACCGATTATTTTATCCCGGTGGCTCCGGTTCCTCCTACTCCGCCCGCAAAGCCACCCCTTGTTTTGGATTTGCGTGCCACATTGGAGGAAATCACCGTAACAGACCGATCGCTCATTGCCGTTTGGCGCAAGCCCAATCAATTCATCACGGGCTACACCGTGCAGTATCGATCGTTCGCGGGGGACTGGACAGGGGAAACGCAGAGTACCTACACCTCGGCGGCCTGGACGGTCCCACCGGGCCGATACTTCGTTCGGGTGAGCGGATTCGACTTTGAAGGTCGCGTTTCGGATTGGAACGAGATAGGACCGATCGAGGTGATTCAATCTATTTCTATGGACTTGAGATTAAACTTTGATATCAAAGAAACAGAGTCGATCGCGATGAATTTAACCCTTAATTTCCCACTGGTGACTAACCCATGACCACGTTATCTCTCAAAATCTCACCAACTTTAATGCAAGCGATCGTCCAAACGATGTTTGTCGGGACGCCCATTCATCTGGGCGTGATTACGACCGGGAACAATATTGCAGATAATTTGGTGGAGACGACACCAGAAGCATTTAGAGCGATCGAATACAATTCGGGTTCTTGGGTTCGTCCAACATTGACCCTGGGGGCAGTTGGGTCATTCAATCCAGGATTAGATAAGTGGGAGTTTCCCACCACTTCAACTTGGAGTTTGACCGGACCACCGGGGGGAATCAGTATCAAACAAGTCGTTGTGATTTTGGGTGGAACAACGACGCCACGGGATAACACTGGAGTGATTGTTGGCGTCGGCACCTACACAGTCCCGCTCGATATTGCTGCCAGTGCAGTGCAGACGATCGAAGTCCCGTGGTCCATCAGCTAGTACAAAATTATGCTTCCTGCTAATCTGCAATCTCTTCAGCCAGACGAGCTGATTGAACTATTTGAAATTTCTGACTACAGACGATCGGTCCCCACTGAGACCTTTCGATTTTGCAATTACAACGGGGTCAGCTATCGATTGAACCCGGCAGCAGCGCCACAACCCTATTTGGCGATCGCCTGTGAGTCGGAAGGCTTCGAGCTGGTGGGTCAGGGTCCGGTACCCCAGCCGAAACTCACGGTTTCCAACGTGGGACGATCGGTGTCTGATTTGCTGTTCATCATGAAAACCAACCCTGATTATCGGCTGGAGGGTTCGACGGTCATTCGTCGAGTTACCCAATCAACATTTCTTGAGGGAGGCGGGAATGAGTTGGCGGGTCTGCGCGAGCTGCCCTTTCACAGCTTCGTGATTGAGCAGATTGAGCAGGAAACATTCAAGGCGGTGTCATTCACCCTGTCCAGCCCATTCGACTTCGACGGCGCGACGCTTCCCAACCGTCCTGCGCTGCGAACTTGTGCGTGGCGATATCGATCGGAGGAATGCGGCTACTTTGGCCCCAACATGTTCACCCGACGAGATGAGCCAACGGGAAATAGTGCGCTAGATGTTTGCAATAAATCGGTCGCGGCTTGTGAACGCCGATTTGGGGAAGGGGCAATTCTGAGATACGGTGGCTTCCCTGGGTTGGGACGGAATTAAGGATAGGGGATAGTGCCAGGACACAGATGTCTTTCGGCGGGTTGCTTGTGGGTCAACTGAATTAGCGCATAGTATTTGTAGAGCGCCTTCTCCATCGGATGTCCTCTCAACTGTTCCTCCTGTCGCTTTAGATCGAGCAGTCCGAGCCGATCGTATGACTGAAACATCTTGGGTTCATCCTTCCAGACGCAATACATCTTCCCCATGGAAAGAAGATGGTCATCCATGATTTCCAGAATTTTTGGCTCAACCTCCTGCGCCGAAAGAGTTTGATGCATTTCAGATAGATAGGCTTTCTGACGATCGGTACGCGGCATCTCAGCAGCATGGACAGCCGATGCGATCGAGACTAGAAACAGTGCAGCAAGGAACAGCTTTCTCATGGAAATTTATGATTTAGTTTTACTAAGGGTTCCCATCCTCACTGTAAATTAGGCATCGATCGGGTATCATGATTAGACAACAGCCTCAGAAGCGTTGATATGTAAGAGTTTTCGTAAAGTACGTCTTCCTTCACACGGAAGGGGTCACAAGTTCGAGTCTTGTATCGTCCATCCCAGCATAGAGCCGTCTTCAAGGATTTTGAAGGCGGTTTTTTGATGTCTATCAACGGGATGAAACAGGGCCGTAAATCGGCTTAATGACGATCGAACCGACACAATCGGGTATCGTTTGGGTATCGGATTTGAGGATTGACGGTGAGTAAAGGGCAGGTGACGGTGGAATTGTTCCGGGGACGATTGCGACTGCGGTGGCGATGGCAGAAGAAGCGACAGGTGTTGACGATCGGGGCAGATACGGCGATGGGTCGGGCGGTGGCGAATCAGATTGCCCGATCGATCGAGGCCGATATCCTTACCGGGAACTACGACGAATCCCGCAAGAAGTATCGAGTGGATGATGTGCCAGAGGTTCAGGTGGTGCCGATGGTGCAAGCATTCTTAGTCACCCTCGATCGTCCATCTCCAAAGCATCGGGCACTTCTCAATCATGTGAAGCGAGAATGGAGCGATCGGGATGTTGAGTCGATCGGGGTTAAGGAAGCCCGGTTATTTCTGGAAAACTTGAAGAGCAGCGCGGCGACGTTCTCGGCGTATCTATTCATTTTGAGATCGATTTGGGATTGGAAGAAGGTTGACCCTAATCCATGGGATGCGATCGTGGCTCCTAAGATATCTAGGCTCGCACCCGATCCATTCACTCAAGATGAAGTCGATCGCATCTTGAAGGCGTTTACGAACAGTTATTACCTGAACTACTTAAGAGTACTGCTCGCGACTGGGTGTAGGCCAGGGGAAGTTTCAGCGCTGACGTGGGGCGATGTGCAATCGAACGGGATGCTCACCATATCAAGGTCATGGAGCGATCGTGAACTTCGGGTGAAGGAGACGAAGACGGGGAAGGTTCGGCAAATTCCGATCACATCGGGGCTTCACACTCTCTTCACTGAGATGCGCGGCGATCGTCAGTCCTCAGACTTGATTCTTCCGGGCAAGCAGGGCGGACATATCAATCCTAGAGATTTCCTTCTTAGACATTGGCGACCGACCCTAAAGAGCGCTGGAATTCGATATCGTCCGACCTACCGTACCCGTCACACCGTTTGGTCCCATGCCATCGCCGAAGGGATGCCCGTGGCGGAGGCGGCGGAATATGCGGGGAATCGATCGGAAACCATGATTCGGCATTACGTCGGCAGAGTGAGTCGATCGAAATTACCAGATTTTTTAAATTCAAATCAAGAATCCGATCGATCAATCGATTAACATATAGGTGAAAACCATTTTCACCTATATGTCGATGAAATCTAAAATCAAGTCAGAAGTAGTTAAACCAGAGTTGATAGATTCCCAGGGAAGAATTTATTGGATTGAAGAGATTCCGATCGAGTGTCTTGACTATTGGGATAGTCCGACGCAGATCCCGAACCGATACGACGGTACAGCGGCTGATGAGTATGCGGCTCTGATGAAGGATGGGAAGTGGGACTGGAATCTAACGGAGTCTTATCCCGTGATTTTCAAGGAAATTACGGAGCTGGAGGAAGAGGGACGATCGCTGGGCCAACGGATTGACTTTTGGATCGGCGATGGGCATCACACCCTAGAAGGCGGGGACAAGGCTGAGAGGGGGACGATGCCCTGCAAGATTTATTTGGGAACCCGGCTTGATGCCAAGCTTTATAGCTTCCGTGAGGCTAATCGATACCATGGGGTGCGTCTGAGCAACGCTCAGAAAAGAGAGATTGTGATTGAGACCCTGAAAGACCGATCGCTCTTGACTCGGATTTGTGAGGGGGTTAAGAGCGCAAAGCCTGAAGACGTTCCAAGTGAACGCCTGATTGCGACGTATTTGGGTGATGTGACGAGCGCTCCTAGCGTTGGGAAAATCTGGGATGATCTGATCCTGAGCGGGAAGACAGATGAGTTCCCCTGGCTCAAGGTTGAGAAGCGTCTGGGTCAGGACGGGAAGCGACAAGCCAAAAAACTGCCTACGCCGATCGTTCCAGCTTCTCCAATTCCCCCAGAAGAGGAACCGATCGTTCGTGTTGCTCCAGAAAAACCGATCGCGCTGGAACAGGTTGAGATGGTGGAGTCTGACGAGTCGATCGCTCCGGTGGAGAGGGTCGAGGCGATCGAGAAGCAAGAGAGTTCGCTTCCATCTGAAGATGAGCTTCTAGACGACGAGATAGAGAGTTCCGTTGGAGATGGATTCTTGGATGGATTTGAGTGCGTTACGAGCGCAGAAATCAACGCTATTGCCGAGAAACATGCGCTTGAAACCGTTGAAAGTATCGTGAAATTCTACGAGATTGAAGACTTGGATAAACTGCAACACGATATTTATCGATCGATCGTAAAGACGCTCACAGCGTACCAAATTGAGGTTCGATCGGCTCTATAAGAAACGACTGAAAGGTAGAGGCACAAACGAATAGAGATGATTTCTGTCACGGTAAAAGTTTTTACCGTGACACTTTTTTAGCTGAAAAATCTTTCAGCAGGACGCGCTGTCTCTCTATTAGGAGTTGAACCAGGTCGATTGTCTCTTCAAGATCGAGCAGGTCAATCATCTGAGGGGTTATTTTGCGGCCTGCGTCCAGCACTTCGGGACTGCCACCGGACAATTCCATGACCAGAAGCTTCATGAGGTCAAATTTGGCGGTCGCATCGAGCGATCGGACCTGCTGTTCTAAGGGAATTGAGGAGGAGCCAAGCGATCGGTTGAAGAGTTGTGCTAACAAGTCCTCAGGCTGCTGATCGCGAACAAGTGCTAATTTAATTATTTTTTCCAGACTGGGAATACGCTTGTTCTTCAGATAATCAGAGACCTCACTCTGTCCGAATCCTAAGCTGTCGGCGATGACGCGCTGCGAAACATTATCGTCGGTCTCCCTCCTCCTAGCGGCCCAGTGGTCAACGATCAATTGCCGAAGACTCTCTTGGACGGTACGCAGCATTACGTCCACCAACGGATCTAAATCAGTTCTCATCGACACCTCGATTTTTTCAGATTTTTGCATAAAAAAAAGGTTGCATTTAATCTAGATCTGGATTATGCTGTGATCGACCGATTAATTTATTAATTGATTGGTCGATCACACTCTACATAAATAAAGCCACAAAAAAATGAACTGGAACTGGCATGTATGGGCAATCGCGCTGAAGAATGGCGAATCGCAAAAAAAAGCAGCCAAAAGACTGGGAATTTCAGAAGGTTCTCTAACCCGGATGATTTTTGATAATGCTGCACCATCGATCGTGACCTTGGAAAAAATCGCTGAGAGAAGTAAGACAACGGTCTGGCAACTAATGAAGGAGGTTCACGAAATAAGCAGCAAAAAAGCTGAAAAGTTTGACGACTTCGCAGCTTAAAGAATTTATTTGATCTGTTTTACCGAACAGATTCAACTTATCCAAAATCACAGTTCTTGTAGTTTAGTGAATTTTAGAAAACCATAAGCTAATGATAACAAACAGACGATCGTGTGTCTACCGTGACACTCTCGTGTCAACTGTAACTAATCCTTTTGGTGACTTGCTTAAGTCATTAGACGTAGATTCAACGCTTTGCGCCCCTTCATTTTCTGGGGTTGCGACATGAAAATAGATCCCTATATGAAGGGCTTCATGGATTGCCTAAAAAGCGAGAAAAAAGGCGTCTTCATTCGTCATCTCTTTGTAGATCTCAATGATGGAAATTGGAGCGATGCAGCCTTGTTCTCTCAAATCTGCTACATATTCTCTCAACTCAACGAAGATGGGTACAAGCATTACTCGATACATGAGCACGACAATCAATCCTGGATATCACTTTCCTACGCACAGTGGTGGAATGTGTGCCGACTCAACCAAAGCACAGTGAAAGCTGTCATCAAGAGAGTTCAGGACAGATCTTTAATCGTTACAAAAAAAATACATCTAGGCGCATCCAATCGTCTACTCATCCGGATCGATTACGAGCAATTCTCTAAAAGAATTCAGTCGATCGATTCGATCTCACCATCAGACCGAATCGATCTCATGACCCCGATCGATTCGATCTCACCATCAGACCGAATCGATCTCATGACCCCGATCGATTCGATCTCACCATCAGACCGAATCGATCTCATGACTATATATAAAGATCCGGAAGATCCGGAAGGAGATCCAAAAGAACACTCTCTAAGAAATCCGGAGCGTGTGTGTGAGGAAATGAAAAACGACACGGAACCAGAATCGCTCATCGTTCCAGACACCCCAAAAACTCTTCCTGTTTTTTCAAGCCCGATCGGTGATGACAATTTTTCCGCCGCCGCGCCGCGCAATTCCTCAACCGAAGGATTTCCGATCGGGCCATGGGGACAAGACCTGTTTTCGATTCACGCTGGGTTCATGGCTGCGGTGATTGGGAAATGGCGCAAGGGCGATACCCAGAAAGCAAAAACCTTCGGCTCCATGGTTGACGAGGAAGTTCGCGGCTGCATCCAGAAGTACTGGAAGAAAGACTGGACAAACCTCCAGCTCGACTGGACCGAGTACGAGGACAGCACCAAACGACTTGCCCAGACGGTGCGCGATCGGATGGCTCAGGGCGTAGAAATCTCTACTCAAGAACAGAAGATTTTGACCGATCGGGTCATGGGACCGGAGCATCTAAGACATCAAGCTTCTGACTCAGTGCCTCAGCAAGCGCTCTTAACTCCCGAGCGAGTACAAAGACAAGCAAGCATTCCGATCGGCATCCTTCCCGTCGCAATCACGGGCATCTCAGAATCTGACCTGGAAGAAACCAAGAGAGCGATCGAAGCGGCTCGCCCAAAGGTCGTTGCGATGAATCAGAGCTTGTTTCAGGGCAGGGAACCGATCGAAGCCTTCAGACACTGGCTTGAGCAGGAAGCGGAAAAGCACCACGTTCCGGGCCTGTCCCGCCGATTGATCGCTTTATCGCTGGGCAGGCGTCCCGAGATGCAAGCCGCCTATCTGGAATCGCTAAACCACGAATTTTAAGGTAAACCCATGAGCCAACTTGCGATCGATGACATTCTCGACAACGTTGTTCACGGTAAATTCCCGAACCGTGACACAGAGACCGGAAGAACCTTGCTACTAAAGGCGATCGACGCCTATCAACTAGAGCTGAAAGCCATTCAAAACCCGGCTCCGGCAAACACTTGGGTGATCTATCCAAAAGGACGGCGACCTCAAAAACGAGTTGAGTTGAGTTCGGGGAAGGTTCGTCAGTATTCAATCTCTGCAAAGGAAGCAGGGGACTGGGAACAGGCGCGTATCAGACGCGAACAAAAGCAGGAATTGACCGTGCTTATTGGCGAGCTATATCGAGTACTTCAGAGGGGTCTTTAAGTGTCTATTCCAGCGCCTATTCTTGAACGGTTTATTGATGCGATCGAATCTCTGAATCAGTCGATCGCCGAGTTGATTGAACTGAGCCAGTCGGATCAGCATCTGACGAACGAACAGGTTTGCCTAATACTGAATATCGCGCCGGATACCTTGCGTCGTCGGATTTCAGCAAAGACATTCATTGAAGGGTTCCACTACACGGGAAAACGGGGCGATCGGCTCTGGTCAAAGCGTCGGATGGACCGATATCTGGAAACTAGGCATGACCCAACGTTGCAACAAAATGACATTAAGCAGTGGCATCGACAACTTAAGAACAGAGATAAAGCATGAATTTAATTATGACGAAAGACGCTGAGACCGTGGAAAAGCTGTCTAAGAAGCGACTGGTCTGGACGGATGTGGATTGCTCTAATCTTTCATTTGCTGAAGTTAAGCTGCTTCACAATCAATATCTAAGAACCAAACTGAGCCATGACCCAAGATATCAATCACTGGTGCGATCGACTGAAATTGAACGACCCCATTCACTGGATACATCCGGGAAGGACGATCGGGACTGGACTCTTTCTGCGATCGAGCCGAGACGGACTGAGAATCACGGTGAAGCTGCCCAACTCTCGATGTTCCCAGATCCGAGTTTCATAGATCATCACACCGTTCTAGAGTGGCGTCAATGGCCTGACAGTCGGTGGACTTACACCGGAACAATGGGACTGCGATCGGTTCTTGAAACACAATCTCGTCCATGCGATCGACAACTATTTAGCCACGGATTTAACCCAAATGCTTAACATCTTCATTCTCAAAAACATAATGAATCATCTGCTTGCCAATCCTGGCGTATTTAGGTGGTCTGATAGATGCGATCTTTGGGGTATTGACTTACCTAATCTCTACGAACATCTTGGATTTCTTCGAGTGAATGGATTTACTCGAAATGATTATGGTCGAACCTATTGGATTAGAGGAAGTTTGAAGGATGTTAGGGAAGCCTTGCCCGAAACATTTTCGTCTGAACCCGTTGTGGACCTTATTGATGACGAGGTTTATAAATGCACTAAAGAGCTGCGATCGATGGTTTTTGTCGGACTTGATGTGTGTCAAATTCAGAGTAGATGCTCAAAATCGTATGGATTTGCCATTATCCACAAAGCTGTAATCTTGGCAGGCGGTACGATCGCGTTTTCTCCCACAGTAAAGCACGTACTGTATTACAAATTTAGTGCAGATAGGTCAGAGGTTCTATGTTGAAAAGTTCCAAAAAGCACACAGAAAAATATCACCCTGTATATCATTACGGAATCGATCGGTTTGTCGGGCACATTCTTAGAAGTATTGCAGCGACTCAATTTGTACTTCATTGCAAAATAGCCATTTACATTACAAATGATTTCCCCGATGACCCCCATGAGCGATCGCTGGGACTGACTGTAGACCAGATTGCTGAGTTGATACTTTGGTTGAGCGCGAATCGCTCAAGACTCCCAAATGGACTTCAAG